ACTTTTGATGTTGCTTTCAACGATGAACCAGCTATCGGCTACGTGACCGTTTCTGACGGCGACATTGAATTTGACGAAGGAACTTACTCGTCATAATGATTGACCTTTTCCTTAATAAACTTGCCGACTGTATACAGACTGCAGCCGGCAATGTTTATCATATACAGACCGACTGGAGAGTGTGGCTGGGCTTTTCTCGGATAATTGCCACAAAAGACGCTACATTAAACCAGATACAGCACATCTATATAGACGAAGTTCCTCCAGAAGAACAGAAAGAATGCTTTGAGCTTTTAATGAAATTCTATCAGCCGGAGTGCGAGCTTCCACGAAGCACAGGTGAACATGCAGCTGCAGATAAGGTGCTTGATTACTTCATGGATTCCCAGCTTATTTATGCATCCTTTATGGAACAGTATAAAATTGACCTTTTGGAAAAGCCAGACGGGGTACACTATAAGCAGATGCACTGGCATCAGTTCCTTGCCCTGCTTTCGGGCCTTCATAATACAAAGCTTAATGAGGTAATGTCTTACAGATGCTGGGACGGAGACACCAAAACCGACTACGGCAAGCAGATGGCAAAACTCCGCAAGGCATGGGAGCTTCCGACCGAACAGGATGAAAAGGTGCAGAAAGATCTGGATGCCTTCAACAGCCTTTTTGACAAATAACACTTTTCTTCTTAACTGACTTTATTATAAAGCAATTATCAGGAATAGACGATGAGTAAAAAGGCAACCATAAAAATAACATCGGACACAAAAGATGCCGAATCGGGCTTAGACAAAGTCAGCAAAAAGATAAACGAATTCTCAAAAAACAACCAGCAGAGTCTTGGTGGAGTGCAGCGCTTTAACAATGCTATTAAGGGAGCTGTAAAGTCATTCAGTTCTATTGGAGTCGCTGCAGGTGCTGCAGTTGGCGCAATTAAAAAGATAAACGATGTAGTTTCGGAGACTACCAATTTATATAAAGAACAAATAAAGGCAGAACGCCAGCTTGAGACAGCTGCAAAAAACAATCCTTACCTTGATGAAACATCTGTAGATCAGCTGAAAGATTTTGCAAGCGCTATGCAGAAGGTTTCTAATGTTGGAGACGAAGAGCTTATACCGATGATGGCAGAGCTTGCCGCCGCCGGACGTACACAGGATGAAATTCAGAACATAATGAGTGCTGCACTTGATGTTTCTGCATCCGGGATGATGTCGCTTGATTCTGCTGTATCTGCATTGAATAAGACTTTTTCAGGAACCGCCGGACAGCTTGGTAATCAGATTGCGGGGCTTAAGGATCTGACAAAAGAAGAACTTGCTGCAGGCGCAGCAGTCGATATTGTTGCAGATAAGTTTAAGGGTATGGCCGCCGCTACGGTAGACACTGCCGCACAGCTTAAAAACATGAAGGGAGATTTTAAGGAAGCCATCGGCGAGTTTACCCTTCCCTCTTCTGATTTATGGAACCGCTTTTGGACCGGCTTTTATGAAAAAGGTACAGAAATTATCAACAAGTTTAATGATTACCTTGACCGAACAATTATCGGGCAGGGAATTGCAGAAAAACTTGTTGATGGTATGAAGCAGATTAAAGACCAGCGACAGCAGACATTGTATCTTGAGGATAATATCCACGACCTTTCAGAAACACAGCTCAAAAGTCTTACAAGTTATCTTGAGAACTTGAAGAGAAGAAATAAGGAGCAGGACCGCCTTCTTGAAAAGGCAAAGATGGAAGCAGAATCCCGCGCATATCTTGCAAAGATATATAAAGAAATGGATGAGGATGCTGCCGCCCAGCAGAAAGCTGCAGAAGAAGAAGCTGCCGCTGCAAATACTCTTCTGGAGAAAAGGGAAAAGCTCCGCACACAATATGACGAAACACTCCGCAAAACACAGGCAGAAATTGAAAACCGACGCAAGCTTGGTGAAGAAATAAATGAAGAAACAGAAGCCCAGATTATGCTCAATGCTGCGACACAGGCTTATATCAACATGTATTCTGACGCAGCCTTCAACAGAGCATTAACAAAAACAGGCGTGTGGGAAGGCGAAGAAGCACAGCTTAAACAGATTGAAAACTGGGCTGAAATGGTCCACAAAGAAGAAGAACTTGTGGGGCAGGAAGAAGAGGACATCTGGGCGCATGAAAAAGAAATTGTAGAAGCATGGCAGACACAGGAACAGGAAACCCTCGAATTGCAGCGCACACTTCTGCAATCTTATCTTGATTACCTGAACACAAAAGAAAAGCTTACAGATGAAGAAATTGCACAGCAGCAGAAAGTTGCAGATGCCATTAAAAAGATTGATGCAGAAATTGCAGCCAACAAAAAGAAGAGCGTCGCAGAGACAATTTCTGTTATCACAGACTATATTGAACAGTTCGCAAGTATCTCAAAAGACATCACCGCCCTTGCCCGTCAGAACAACGAACAGGAGCGCAACGAAGAGCTTACAGAACTTTCAAAGCAGTATACCGACGGGCTTATTTCTTACGAAGATTACTGCGAAAAGAAAAAGCAGATAGAACGCAAAGCTGCACAGGAAGAATACAAAGTAAAAATGTGGGAATGGAATGTAAGCATCCTGCAGGCAACTGCAAACATTGCAGAAGGTATCTCTAAGGCTATTGCACAGGGCGGAATTGCCGGAATTATTACAGGTGCGCTTGTTGCAGCCGCTGGCGCAGTACAAATTGCATCTATAACCGCATCGCGTCCAAAACCTCCGGCTTTTGCACAGGGTGGTGTTGTTGGCGGTTTGAATGGAGCAACAGCTGGAGGCGATAACACTTATGTTCATGCACGCACCGGCGAAATGATTTTGAACGCACAGCAACAGCGTGCACTCTGGGAAGCTGCCAACGGAGGCGGACGCGGAGGTGCAACTGTAAACATGCCGGTGACCATAGAAAATACTGCATCCGACAAAGTGAGTGCAAGTGCGCAGATGTCTCCAAAAGGGTTGCAGATTATCATCCGCGATATTGTGCGCGCCCAGATGGAAAACGGAGACTACTCGCAGTCAATGGCAGTAGGAAACAATAAAAACAGCGGTATAAGTTATTTTTAGGAGGAAGCAATGACTGTACAAACATGGCCTACTGGCGTTAATTCAAAGTTTTTCGGGGCAAATAATCAGCCTATTGCAAATACAGAAGAAATCTCTTATATGTCGGGCCGCCGCGTTGCCTGGCAGGTAAACACAAAAAAGCTTATGAAATGGAAGTGCCGGCTTTTCTTTACTCATTCGGAGCTTGCTCTTTTCTGGACCTGGTTCAATGATGTACTCGGACAGACAGCCGGCTATTTTACATGCTCCGGTCTTGGAAACGGTGTTTACAGATTTTCAGATATTCCGTCGCCTGAAGATACGGACCAGACGACACGCGTACTTTCAATGAACATAGAGGAAGTGTAAATGACAGCATCCCAAATCTACCGCCTTTTGTTTGAAGGCGGCAACTACGCCAAACAGTACCTTATAAAGCTTTCTCATCCAACCGCCGGAACTCTGCGCTTTGTAAACAATAACGAAGATGTAGTTTTTGAAGAGCAGACTTACAAAGCATCCAGCTTTGATTACACAAAACCAAACAATCAGGGTGAAGCCGGAAACCTTTCAATTTCTATTGTCGATAATCCCGATGTTTTTGAATGGGTAGAAAATGCAGACTGCCGCTACTCAATGGAAGTCATAGGTATATTGAACGGGGGAAGTGTTGAAGAGCTCAAGTCTTACCGCCATTTCTACGGATCTGTTTCTCTCGGAGACAACAACCAGCTGGAATTCAATCTTGAAAACGACGGGCGCCTGAACATGGTTTTTAATGTTTACAAATATGATACGGATTCAAACCGAGGCGGCGCATGATAGATGTTTCAGACCTTATAGGAGTTCCTTATAAAGAAAACGGAAGGGACCGGAACGGGTTTGACTGCTACGGACTTGTAATCGAATGTGAAAAGCGGCTGGGAAATCATCTTGATGATGTAATCTATGAAAATCACGACATTAAACTTGCCGGTGAAAAAGCACCGACCCTCAACGTCAAAAAAACTGACATTATTAAAACAGGAACGATAATCGAAATGCACAGCAACAGCGAGCTGCATATTGCTTTTGCCCTTGATAACAAGCGGATGATCCATGCAACAACAAATCAGGGAGTGCGCATTTCTTTAATCAATCCAAAGATTATTCAAAACTTATACGAGGTCCAAAATGGGAACAATTAACGTCTACAACACATTAAACGCAAAGCATGAAGAAATCACCGCTAACGGAAGGCTTAAAGATATTTTTCCTGACATCAATTTTTCTCATTCATTGTGCCTTAAGGCCGGCAACCGCATAGACGGTTCTTATATAGTCCAGCCGGATGATGTTCTTTATGTGCGCAAGGTTCCAAAGGCGGCAACAACTATCGCAATTATTGCAATTACGGCAACTGTTATTGCTGTCGGTACGGCAGTCGGCGTTGCAGCTTATGCAGACCAGAAGTCTAAAGAAGCGCAGGAAGAAATGGAAAAGGCGCAGAGAAACGCGCAGAATCTTGCACAGCAGGTCCAGCAGCTTCCTTTTGTACGCGGTGCCAAAAATAAAAAGGCGCTTGGAAATCCCGTGCAGTTTGTCATGGGCTCGGTTTACAATACACCTTACAACCTTACAGACGGATTTTTCTCTATTCAAAACGGATCAGAAAGCGGAGAGGACGGAATATTCAGTTTTTATAACGCTGCCTTTTCTGCCGGCTACGGTTCACAGAAAATTACCGAAATGTTTATCGGAAACGAACGTATTGCAAGCAATGCAAACGGAATAAGCGGTGAGCAGAATTTCGATTCAGATTCCCTTTATTACGATTCAAGACAGGCAAACAAAGTAGAAGTAAGACAGCCGGGTGTAAATATGACTTTACCGGGCTTTAACCAGAAGGTAAGCTCTACTTATGCCGGAAGTGAAGTAAAGCATGAATTCGGACAGGATGCAGAACCTGTTATCGTGCAGGCAGCCGACAACGCAATGAAGATTCAGGTTTGTATTCAGTTCAACTCATTGCGACAGTATAACACAGAAGCAGAAGCATGGGAGGCACGCTCCGTCACCGTAAATCCTTACTGGAGTAATGACGGCGGCAATACCTGGCATCTTTTCTACTTTACAGAAAACAATGTTATTACACGAAATGTAAACCACACAATCCGCTTCGTTGCAGAAAAGACTTTTACAGCTGCAGAAAGCTATGGCAAAACAATTTCCATAAAGCTTGAAAAGGCAACTCCAAAAATGGAAAAGAACAGCCAGGAGGACTGTATGCTCCTCTGGTATCAGACTTTCTGTTATGATGCTGCAAAGTCAAGCTCAAGCTCTCTTGTTGCCTGCAGCCTTGTAGAAGAAGAGCTTTTTAACAAATGTACACGCGTAGGCTACAGAATTGTTGCAAACGACAACACAGAAGGAATGCTTGACGAGCTGCACTGTATGTCGCAGGGATATGCACGCACCTGGGACGGCACCGACTGGAGTGAATCAAAAACACCTACAAGAAATCTTGCATCTTGGATTTTGGAAATCCTTACAAGCTCTGTGCATGAGCCCAGCAAGTTTGACATGGATGAAATAGACCTTGCATCTTTCGGGGCATTGTACGACCACTGCGAAACAGAAGGCTTTAACTGCGACGGCATCCTCACAGAATCCATAAGCAAGAAAAACCTTATCGAAAAGCTTTTGTCTATCTGTAATTCAACCCTTATCATAAATCAGGAAGGTCTGCTCGAAGTGTGCATAGACAAAGAAGAGACAACGCCTGTTGCCCTTCTGAACGCCGAAAACATTGCAAGCATGACTTACTCAAAAAGCATGCAGCGTAAGCCTGACGGAATGAAAATTACTTTTACAAACCGCTACAGCTGGCAGATAGACACATTCTATTCCATGCTCGACGGTGGTTCTTATGACTACCAGAGCGACACTGTGATAGAAGCTGCACTTGATTATATTACAGAATATAACCATGCTTATAAAATTGCACAGCGAAAGCTCCGCCAGTCCCAGCTCCAGCCGCGCGAAATTAAAGTAGACGTAGGAAGCGAAGGCGACTACTATCCGCTCTACTCTACCGTATTGTTGCAGGTTCCACAGCTTTTGCAGGGCTTGCGCTCAAGCATTATTTCAAGCATCACTTATAACGACCAGAATCAGATAACTAAAATCACAATTCAGGATGTCGTAGAGTTTGACGAAAACGAGCGCTACGGCGTAATCATTCAGGGCACCAACGATTACGGCTTTGCGCTTTTCAGTGCAGAAGTAGAGGGAGATCTGGGAGAAGATGAAACACAGACCCGCTCGCTTATCTTTACAACACCTCTTACTGTTTCTGCTTATCATTCAAAACCTGAAATCGGCAACCATCTGTCTTTCGGACTTCTGGATAACGGCGGACATTTTACCAAGATTACAAACACAATGAAAATCTACGGAATAGAGCCAAACCAGAACGGCGGAATGACTTTAACCCTTAAAGATTACAACGAAGCAATTTACCAGTATGGCACAATTCCAACCTATAAGACAAATCTCACAAAACCACAGGCAAACAACCGCAGCGCAACCTTAAACGATCTGAACCGCCTGCGCGAACAGATAAACACACTGCAGAACGAACTTGTAGAGCTTTACGGTGCTGTTGCTCCTGTAGATGTTTCTGCAGATGTTCTTAATGCCGTAGTAAATACAGATGAAAATGGACGCGCAGTTTTACCGCAGAAAATCGAAACTACAATCACAGTAAAACAGGGTCTTGAAGATCGCGATTTTTCTATCGGTGAGATAAATCTTCCTGCCGGCTGGGAGTATGAAGTTATCGGGCATAAGATTATTTTCTTTATAAGACAGGGAAATGTCGTAAAACCTGGGCGCTTTAAGATTCCGGTTTATTACAGCCCTGTTGTTGCTTATGAACAGTACGAGGACGAAGAAGGCAACGAATACCAGGACCAGGACAGCAATAACTACATCGACCAGCAGATTTCTTCTACACCTTATTCTTATGACTTATGGTTTACTTATTACACTTTTGCAGAGGGTGCTTTTTTAGGTCCTATTTCTGCAGTAGAGGATATTCCGGCCTTACTTTCCATCAACGATTATTTTGTATGGAGCGGAAGTCAGACAGAATCCAGCTTGTCTATTACAGGTGAATTCTTGCCGGGTAGGCTCTATAAGTTTATAGGCACCGCCAAAGAATGGCAGTGGGAAGAAGATACAGACATCGGGCACAACAACACCGCTATGGGCGATATTCTGAATGTTGCCCAGGCAGACCTTCAGAAGAACAACTCAAGGGCGTATGCTTATTTGGATCACCTTACTGCAAACCAGGTATTTGCGGACCGGCTTGTTGCAAGTCAGGCATTCATTGAAAAGCTTAGTGCGGATGAAGGTTTCTTTAACAAGCTTTTTGCGAATGAGATTACTATTTCTCAAGATGGATCTATTCAGAGTGAGAATTATTCAAGTAGTGGCTCTGGCTTTAAGATTTCTGCAGACGGGACTATAAATGCTTATACAGGAAGATTTGCTGGAGGTTTGGGAACCGTTGATGTGGTTCCTGTTTCGTATAGAGATTATCTTCCTTTTGTTATTGGCCTGATAATAATCAGTGTAAAAACGACTGTATCTTATAGTGGTTCAGATGTCAGAACATCTGTCAATCCTTCTTATATTGGAGTTCTTAGTAGTTATGGGTATACAACTTTTGTTGGAGGTACAATGCATCGTTATCTCATTCATAACGCTTTAAGAGCTATTTATGATAATGGCAATATAGGATTAACATATACAGAGGAAACTGTCGGAAGTTTTTCTCCCGTTCATTATCAAGGATATAAAATTTCAAGCTGTTCTTATCCGTCTCAAGGAAGCAGTGAAATTGTAATAAATATATTAGAATTCTAAAAAAAGGAGATCATTATGTCAAACACAAGATTCAAAGGTGCTACATCGTCGGAGCGGTTGTCGCTGCTTAGTTTGAGCGACAATGATATGTTCCAGACAAGGCACATGCCTGGCACTGCAAATGATGCAGACAAGGGTGTTTCAAAAGCGGTGCTGCAGTCGGTCCCTATTGCCATCTGTACGACAGCTGCCGCAACAGAGGGCAAGGAGGCAACGCTTTCTGCAGAGAGTTGTCCTGACTTCACTTTGCTTACGGGGCGCGAGGTTTTAGTTTTCTTTGTAAACGGAAACACAAATACAGCTCCAACCTTAAACTTTGCAGGAACAGGTACTTTCCCTATTGCTTCACTTTCGGGCAATCTTGTAGGTGCCTGCAGACCAAACAGCTGGGTGCACCTTAAATACATCGACATTACAGTTTCGAGCGTACGCCACCAGAAATGGCTCCTGCTTGAAGAAAATGCCTTTATGGAGCAGGACCACAATGTACCGCGCTTTATAAACGGTGTACTCGGTAAGAACATCACAGAATATTACAGCGACGGCACTTTGTGGAAGCGTCTGAACGGTACCGACGGCTATTCTGTTTTGGAAGATATTTATGTCGGAGACTACTTCCAGATGTCGCGCGCAATTTCTGCACCAAATCAGGACAGTCAGTATGCAGAAACTGGAACAGCGTGGGTCACCATTGCCGGCATTGACACTCTCATGGGCAACGGTTCAACCTTCCCAGAAGGCGACAACGACTGCTTAAACCCTGCAAGCGGCAAGCATCATCTGGTTCTTATCCCGGGAAAAGGCGCAGACCCTACAGAAAAAAATCATTTTGGACGAAAGCGAATGAACTCCAGCAACACGACAAGCGGCGGTTATTGGGGTTCCGAAATGGCACAGTCTACGCTGGGCTCTGTTGTATCTTCCGGCTCAACTGCAAGCGGCGCAACCATAAACCAGCAGCTCTATGCGGAATTTGGAAGCCATCTTAAAACGCTTAATGAGTTGGTATCAACTGTCGTGACCACGACCTACGAAAACCGCTATCATGCGGAAAAAGGTGCATCTTCTTCATGGGCATGGAACAACGTACAGGCTTGTCTTATGACAGAAGTTGAAGTTTACGGCTCTGTTGTCTGGAGTTCTTCAGGATACGACACAGGGACCGGAAAGACACGTCTGCCGCTTTTTGCCTTCTCGACAATGGCAATCAATAACAGAAAGTCGTATTACTGGCTGCGCGATGTCGCGTCGAGTTCCGTTTTCGCCCGTGTGGGCGACTACGGCGAGGCGACCTGCAGCTATGCGAGCTATGCGTACTATTATGTCCGTCCCCGCTTCGTAATCGGAGCGTAGGGCGAATGCCCGAAGCGGACCCTGCATCCGCACCCCTTGCGGGTGCGGTGCGGGATATATTTTAAGTTTGAGGAGTTAAAAATGTCTGTTATTGCGAACCTGCGAAAATTAAGCGATATGGAGTTTTACAAAAACGCCATAAACATAAGGCTTGAAATAACCCGCTGGTTAATGCGTGATTTTGGCGAAAAGAAGCATCCTAAAAACATTGCGCATACAATTAAAGATGCAACGCCCGAAGAAACAAAAATCATCAATGACATTTTTGAAAAACACGGAAAAGGATTAAATAAAGAATTTGTTTGCGAATATCCGCAATGGTTTATAGATGCCGAACGCAAAATCATAATTGAGACAATGTGGAAAATGGTATCCGGAATCGTTGCTGCAAACAGTATTTATCCTGCTATAATGGCCGAGTGGGAGCAGAGAAGATTCTGCCAGAATGAAGCCATTGC